AGAAGGCACGTTGGTACCTTGATCGTCTGATCGAAGAGCTTGAGGGGCCAGATGAATGATCTACTTATGCTAGGCTCTATTGTCTTCGTAGCCTTCGTAGTCGTTCTGATCTGGATCGTTAACGAAGAGTAAAACAAAAGGGGAGCGAAAGCTCCCCTTAAGTCATTCTAGAGTGTAACGTAGGTTACTTGCCTTTAGCCATAGGCTTCTTAGCGGCAGGTTTAACCTTCACCGTAGCCGTAGCCTTAGCACCTGCACCAGCTTTGCCTTTAGCAGCGCCTTTAGCTTTCATACCCATCATCATTGTAGTTCTCCTTACTTCTTTTTCTTAGCGACACCAGCCTCACTGAGGGCAATGGCGATAGCTTGTTTACGGGATTTAACGACAGGAGCTTTCTTCGGACCCTTAGGGTTCACGCCACCGTGGAGAGTGCCTGCCTTATACTCCCCAAGTACCTTAGCAACCTTGGCCGATTGCTTCTTAGTCTCTTTAGCCATGACCTTCTTCCTCGTCAGTTGTCGTGTATTCTGTGTCGTCAGAGCCATTAAGCCTTCCTTCCCGCTTTAGTGTTACGCTTGAAGGAACGGTTCTTCGAGGGAGCCTCAGCCTTAAGGTTACCCATACGGTTGTCACCTGTACGGTTGTTCTTGTGGGCTACGTCCTTACCGTCACCCTTCGACACCTTACCAGCCTTCTCCATCTTCCTACGTGCAGCATTGTTCTCCGCACGTTTCTTCTTGGCTCTGTCGGAGGAGTGGTAGTTCTCGTACTCAGACTTATAATCTCTAGCCATCACCACTTCACCTTATCTGCCCAGTACGCTGCACTCATCTTACCCTTAGCGATGTTCTTAGCGTGACGTGCCTTAAAGGACTTCTGACGTGCCGTAGGTTCTTTATCTCCCGACACACCCTGTTGACCAAAGCGGATAGTCTTCACTGTGTCGCCCTCTTTAGCAACGACAACATGAGACTTGGTAGGGTGGCTAGGGGTCTTCTTAGGCTTGTTGAAACCTGAGACACCAGCACGTTCAAGGCGAGGGTCTTTAGCCATCTTACTTCTTCCTTGCAGTCTTTGCGGATTCCTTGAATGCCTTAGCCGTAGGAGCACCTTTAGTACCCGGCTTACGCATCTTCTCTCCCGAACCCTCAGCGATACGCTTACGCTTAGCGTTAATGTTGGCGTAAAGACCTTTAGCCATCTTACTTCTTCCTCGTGAGTATGTTAGTGATCCAACGACCAATCTCGTTAGGGCTAGGGAGGAGCCATCCTAAGATCAGGAGTAAGATGACCCACGGCTGTACTTCATTCACTGTTACTTCGTCGACACTTTCTGCAGACACTTTAGCTTCTACGGACTTAATGTCACCACTCTCGGTTCTCTGTTCGACATTCTTTGTCGTCCCGATAGTCTGGCTATTTGTCTTCCCCGCCTGAATGTTGGCTGCTACGTTTGGACCCCCGCCCGTCAGAAGAGAGAGTGGACCCTTCCCACACCCCACCAGCAGACTTGCCGAACCAATCCATACCGAAAGCAAGAGCAGCAAACGTAAATACTGGCCACACAAGGATTTCAATCGTACTAGCATCTTTAGTCTCCACAACGTATGTAAGCCAAACCAGCAGGGCGACAGCTATTTCCCTCTTGTAAGTCTTCATTACCATCTTCCTTGATGCAAGCCTAGCATAAACACAAACAAACTTAGACCAGCGATACCAGCGACTGCGATCAGAATGCCAAGGGTCCAGAGTACGATTGCCTCTTTAATCTCTTGTCGTCTGTACTCAATCTTTTCTCTTTGGGCTTTTACCTTACGTAGGGTTTCTTTGTACTCTTCAAGACCAGTTTGCCCGTAAGTATAGCCGATAAGGGTTTCAACTTCCCTCTTCATCTGCTCTATCTTCTTCTGGGCAGCAAAAATCTCTACGGCCTCAGCCTCAGCACTTCCAGTAAGAGACTTCCAGATAGAAGGGTTCTTTGCTTTCTCAGCAGCGTAGTTAATGTCACTGACAGCACCTGCAAACTTAGCCAAAGCTGCGTGTGCGTCCCTTCCTGCGTTCAGAAGTGTTTTAGCCTGAGAGACTGCTGCTGCTGCGACAGAGAGTGCTGTAAGTGGATCAATCATCTCTTACGACAGGAAAAGCTTACGCTCTTCTTCCCTGCGCTTCGTGAGACCTTTGAGAGCCACACCCTTCTGCTTATTCCAACGAAGGAACTGATTGGCTGCACCCTCATAATCACCAGCGTTAAGGAGACGTAGGAGAGTGCTAGAGGAGAAACCACCCTCCCCAATGTTGAACACAAGGGACGACAAAGCATCGAACTGGTTCTGCGTAAGGGGGACGACGACAAGCTTATTAACAGCCTTCTCGACCCAAGTGATGTCCTTACGCAGGAGTGACTCAGCCTGACCCTCGGTGATCTTCATACCCTTTTGTGTCGTATGGGTGTGACCGTAGCCAATGGTCCATACGTCATTAGGGGTCGGCATGTAGGCTTCCAGACGGAGACCCTCATGCTTCTTGATGATGTCGATGTTATGAACCTTCATGTACTTCTCACCCTTACCGAAGAGATTACTGACCCAAGCCACCACGGATAACCCACCCTATTGCTGCCACGATAAACCCACCACCGACGATCCAAAGAATCTTAGCTAGGTTGTCGTTAATGTTTGTTACGTTCTTGTCGATCTGGTCCATTTTCTGCTCAAGGAGAGCCAAACGTTTATCCATCTCAGCGATTTCCTTTTGAATGGCTTCTGCGTCCATTTCATTCCCCTATAAGCTTAAAGCCAAGTCTACTTTTGTGCAAGCTGGAAGTGAGGCTTATCCCAACCGTTCTTCCAATCCCCGCCCCATTCGAGAGAAACCCCCAAGTCTTTGGCAGCAGCCTTCATGGCCTTAGCGATAACCTTAAACTTCTCGTGGTCTTCCCAATCGACAGGATAGGGACAGAGGTCTACTGCATGGCCCGTCAGATGCCGAGAGTTCATAGTCTTAGACTTACCCTCAGCAAATAGTTTTTTCTGACGTTCTACCGTACGCAGACCTTCAATAACCATAAAGTCTTGCTCAGTAAGTTCAATAGCCCGTTGAACGACAGATACCAGATCAGGGTGTACCCCTTCAAGGTTTTTCCGGCTTCTTTCCCCTAGCGCATACGGCATTTACTGTCCTTTCTCGTTAAAGTTTAGTTGGTGGAGCCAAGTCTACGAGCCGTACCGTTCTTACGGATCACGTAAATATCTCCATCGACGACAACAGTGTCACCTGCCTCAAGTTCCCCACGTTCTTGTGCAGCAAGGAACTCAGCCTCAGAAGCGTAAGACTTATCAGGGTCACCAGCGATCTCCTGAATGAATGCCTGTACGTCTTTGTCGACAGCGATAGCAGGGCTAAGCTCACTTGCTCCTTGGGTTCCCGTAGGGGTTTCAGCCGGGATAGCCTCAGGAAGAGCGGCAGTACCAGCAGCCATAGCTTCAGGGGCCGTAGGTGCAGTTGGGGCTACGTTAGGAGAAACGTCGAAATCACCACTGAAAAGAGTAAACCCAGTTGGTGCTCCTTCTTTGTCGTCAACTTCTGGGGTTGTAAGGTCTCCGCCAGCAGAGGGCTGAGAAGAACGTGGGTCCATGCTAATTTCAGCAGGACTTACGCTGCTACTTTGAACACGAGACTTCAAATCATTGACAGACACACCACCGAAGGTATCATTACCGTAAGCCCAAGCACGTTTAGCACCAAGGTCAATGTGGAGGATATTCTTGCCGAAACCAAAACCTTGGAAACCAGCTTCAAGGGCAGCGTCTACAAGCCGAAGTTTATCCTCGTCACTCATGCCTACAGTGCTGATATCAAGAGCGTCCCCGTGGAAATGCCGAGAACCGGGTGTTTCTTTTTCACGAGAAGTTCCCTCTTTAGCCAAGCCGTCGTTAATCACAAGGGCTGAACCAAAACTATTCTGAAGGTCTTGGAAGGGGCCTTGAAGCACACTAGCAAGCCTGACATCGGCTCCTTGTTTTACCAAGGATGAAGCCCCTGTTGTAGAGTTAAGGAGCGGCTGCATAGAGGAGCTAGCTACAACTGTAGCTGACCCAACCTCAACGATAGCTCCACCTTTTGGAAGATTATTCTTGTCGACATTAAAGTAAGAAGCAGCATCTGGTCCTTTAGAGCTACTAAAGACAGGGCCTGAAAAACCCTCGACACGCTCCATAGTGTCAAGCATTATTTCCTTTTGGTCTTCTGAGAGAGAAGACATAGGTGTGTTCGCAGGGACACCTACTGCAGAGGAAACAGTTTCTACATAAGACTTGGTTTTATTCTCTGAGGGAGGTGCGTAACGGTTGATAGCCTCAGCAATAGTTTTATCTGAGTAGCCTTTTGTATCCCATAGAAGCTTTTTCTTAGCAGCACGTCCTACCTCATACGAAGGGAACACAGCAAACCTTCCATCAGTGCCAATAGCCCCGGCAGACTTAGCGAACTCTCCATACTGAATATTGCCGGGGTTATTGTTACGTGAAGCTCTATTTCCTTCAAGTCTTTCTTCTGTTCCGTTTTGTCTACGTACGGTAGTAAAACCTTCCCCTGCCTCTACGACTGAAACAATAGGGCTAGTGTCTGTATTTTTAAAACTTGTTGTGACTAAATCTTGACCTGCACCACCTTTAACCTCGTCTTGACCTGTACCACCTGCTTTGGTTGTCGGAACCTCAAGAGCCTTCAACGCACTGTCAATCGTACCGATAGCTGCACGACGATCCATAGCCTGACGGATAAACTCTGCGTTCTCCTGTAGGGGCGACATGGTGATAGCACCCATACCACCGAAGCTGGGAACGACACGAGGACCACTGGCTTCCATCTCAGGGGTCAGAGCGTAGGCACTGCCATTCCAAACGATACCCTTGTCTTGCAGGTAAGCCTCAATGGTGCCGAAGTTAGTGACTTGACGACCACGTTCAGTGTTCAGACCAGAACGGACATACTGACGGGCTACCGTAGCACCCTCGGGGTCGATAACATCCAGAGCGATAACGTTACGGATGAACCCCGGATTGGCGACAAGCTGTTTAAGGAACGAGTCCGACAAGAACTCTTCGGAAGGGTTGTTCATGAGCACAGCACCGATAGTGGCTGCGTTAGTAACAAACTGCTCCCTAGCGTCAGGGCGGATAAGATCAGCAGGCTTCACGAGACCTGTAAGTTTACCAGAAGCATCCAGACCATTGAAGATTTGCTCGGGGGTCTTACCTTCGATATTAGTCTTGATGGTGTCAGGGATTGTCGACAAGAAGGAGTTAGGGTCTTCCACGCCTGTAAGAGAACCTTGGTCGTCAAGGATATGGCCGAAGAGATTCTGTTGCGTCATATCTACGTTAAGGTTGCCCTTACCGATACCCATGATGTAGGTGCTAAAGTTGATGCCAGCCAAGTTAGCCACAGTAGCAGGGTCTTTAATTGCAGCCATACCAGCAAGCATCGATTCAACCGAACCATCCCCACCGCTGGTCATAGTCGTAGCAAGGGCCGTAGTAAACTCTTCCAGAAGAAGCTCAGAGGAAGCAGCTTTCTCAAAGGTCGTTAGAAGACTATCAATGTTAGCAAACTTGTCCTGTGTCGATTTCCATTGGTCGTCAGAGATATTGGCAGGACGCGACAGTTGAATCTTAAGCTGACCCCACTGAGCCCTCAAGTTCTGAACATCCATCGGGCTGACACGACCACCCTGTTGGGCATTTGTAGCCAAGGAACCAAGGCTAGTGTTCAAGAAAGTATCAGCGGCAGTAGCGTACGCAGCCTCGGTCTGAACCGACCACGTATACCCAGCCTGTGCCTTAGACTTAGCGATCTCGTTGTTAGCAGCCTCAAGAGTAGCTTTCTGGCCGATAGCGTACTCCAAACGCTGTTCTTCCGTCCAGTCTTTATTGACAGCAAACGACGCAATGTATGACGTTTGAACCTGCGGGTCTTTCAAAGTCTCTTGAAGCATAGTAGCCTCAACGTCCTGACCGTACCCTGCCCACTGACGACCAGTAGTTGTCGTGTAAACATCCTCATAGGCTTTGTCGAGATTGATACCAGCCATAGCGAAGTTAGACGCAAGCTGACGTTCAGCGACAAGGGCTGCAGTTTCCCCACGCTCCTGACGGATAGCCTCGACCTTCTCAAGACCTGTCCTGAAGGTAGCAAGATTGGTGTCGACCTTAGGTGCTGCAGTGGCCTGCCTACGCTGAGAGTCAGCCAAGTTACCGACAAAGAAGCTACCGAGTTCAGCCAAGGCCCCGAAAGCTGATGATGTCTCGACAGGCTGGTTAAAGCGAACCTCTGTGCCAAGCTGAGGGGCGAAAGCGTCAGCCATTATTCATTACTCCCTTGGAAGATAGATTCTGCAGCACGTAGGCCGTACAGATTGTCTTGATTGATAAGGTGCTCTTGGATTTTAAGCCAGTCTGACTCAAGCTTAGACGTAGCCGACTTACGCAGTGAAGCCATTTGCGTCTGGGAGAACCCTGAGAAGGTGATACGGACCTGCAGTTCTTCCATTAGGCGGATAGCTTGGTCGATGTCGTTATTGTCACCCTTGAGAAGTTGGAAGATACGTTCTGCATCCCGGTTGACTTCCTTACGGAAATTCGTAAACTTCTTTATGTCGGTAAACAGTTCAGTCTTACGGTTGTAGAACTCAGTCACCCTTTGAGGAGCAAACCCGAGTAGAGCCGTAACACCCTCAGATACAGACATTTCGAAGGGGAGGGCGACACCAGTTTTAGAGCGGTAGATACCGTTGTTGAAGATACCGATAGCCTTAGCCACGTTGTCGATACCAGAAGGGGTACGCAGGATTTGGATCACATCTTCCGTAAGGGATGCCGTTTGCCCTGTAGACAGAGACGACGCAGCGTTTGTAACAGCTTCCCAAAGACCACGAGCAATCTCACCAGACGGGCCACCTGCGACCTCAAGGAACTGCCCTTCAGTAAGGTTCTTGTACACGTCGAAGAAAGCACCTGCAGGGGCCAAACGCTGACCAACGCTGATGTCGGTACCCAAGGCTGCAAACAAACCGTCTAGCGCACCATTCTTGAGGGTAATGTACAGATTGCTGTCAGGTTGGATACCAAGTTTCTCAGCAATGTAGTCAGCCGAACTGGTCAAACCAAAGCCAGCCAAGCCATAGAACGGAACAAGGATTGCAGCTAGACGAGCACGTTCTGCAGCGGTAAAGTTACGACCGACAAAAACAGCTTCTGATGCACGGAGACTGTACGACAACCACTGAGTAGGAACCTTCATGAACCCAGACTGCACCTTAGCACGAGCAGAGGAGTTCATGTTGAACGTAAGGTCTTGCTCACGACGAGTAATCCACATACGCGCTCTGTCGTTAAGTAAAGAGACACCGGGGTACTTGTTCTTGAACTCAAGGATAGCGGTGTTCATTGCAGTATAGCGGGTCAGACGTTCACCGAACTGGAAGGGCATAACACCCGCATCAAGCCCTTTGTTGACAAGCTTAGAAGCAACGTTCTTAGCCGCCGCAGTCTTACTGTACTGTAGGTTCTCACCCTTCCAGCCAGAGATGCCCCAGCCGATAGCCGTACCATCTTCGATAGCATCGCCTTCGACAACAGCACGACCAGAAGTACGGACGAACTCAAACCACTCCTCAGCTTCTTTCTCGCTGATCTCAGCAGCCTTAGCGAAGCGTTTGATAGCCTCTGGCCCAGCGCCCTTCTCGTAGGCATTGATGGCACCACGCATGGCAGGAACCAGAGCAGCACCCTTGAAGCCATGCACAGGGGAGATAGCCATGATCGTCGTAGCGTGAAAGCTCTGCAGGAAAGCCTGAGATGCGTTGAAGAAACCAAAGGCAGACTGGAAGCCGATCTTGAGGAAGATGTTTGTCGGATCACCAGCAAGATCAAGCTTCATACCCGTCTTGTCGAACACATACTCTGCAGCGACCTGACCGTAACCCTCCATCGTAAGGGCGAAGTCATCCTTCATGTTGAGCTTACGGTTGGTAATCTCTTGCAGTTCACGCATCCTACGTGCGAACTCGTCGGTACCCGTAACCTCAGCCTTACGGAAGAGTTCTTCATAGTTGTTAGAAGAAACGTTAGCGGGCAACCAGCTACGACCAGACTCTTGAACCCTCTTGACCCAACCAACCATAGCGTTACGTGAGTACGCACGGTTAGAGTATGTAAAGGCTGACTGACCGAACTGAGACAGAACGGAGTTCACCGGGTCTTCATTATACGCTCTTCCGCCACCAAAGTCAAGTAGCACCTTGTCGTTACGACGTAGGTCGTTCTGAACGTAATCATCTGCGCGGAGACCGACAAAGACACCTTCGCCATCTACCTCAGCATCAATGATGTCGTCGTTACGGCCCTTGACGTTAATGTCGCCTTTAGTAAAGTCCCAGCCTTCGTCGGCCATGAACTTACGAAGATCGTCAGCAGTTTGGATACTGGGGTTCCAGTCGTTATTGGCTTGAACAATTACATCGTCGATAGAGCCAGTGTCGATAGCACGTTTAAGGTTCGTAAGCTGTTCTTTAGCCAGACGGGCTTGCTTCTCAGAGAAGGCACCCATGAGGGACTTAAGGCGCTTACCGCCGAGGACGACAAAATAATTAAGGAGAGGGTTAACACGGGAGCCACCGGGGTTGTAACCCATGACATCCGTTGGGTCAATCATTCTGACCTGTTTCGGGGTGATTACGTACTCCTGACCGTTAGACGTAGGCTTGTCCAGCTTCCAGACCGGGAAGTCTTCGTCCCCAAGCTCGTCCAGACGCAGAGACACACCAGACTGACCGTCGATGATACGAGCGTCAGCAGGGATATCCGTCCGAGCCACAATCTTAGCCGGGGCGAAATAGTTGTCGAATACCTGAACGGTGTTGTTGAAACCCTTCTCGATATAGCGTTGGAGCATATTCGTCGATTTAATCAGGTAGTCGGCTTCTTCAACCGTGGCTACCGCTTGGAAGGCTTCATACGCTTTAGCACTAGGCTCAGCATTGCTAGGGTGCATTTCGATGTATTTGTTACGGAACTCAGCCTCGTTATAACGAAGACGAAGGGCTGCGTCGGCACCATCCCGAAGCTCACCGTAGACACGCTGGATCGTGTACGTTTCTTTGGGCGACAAAGATTCCATAGCACGGAGGTATGGGTTCAGAACGTATTGCTTCACAGCAGCACGAGCGGACTCACCCATGTTGTTCAAGGTCTCAAGACGCTGAACGTCACGCAGAGCGGTCGACCCCATAAGAGGGTTGTTCATCACCTTGCCGATGGTGTTACGTACCCAGCCACCCGACAGACCCTGTACTTCGTCGATAGCCTCTTGCAGGCCGGAAGTATTGATACGCTCTTTGACTTCGATAACGTAGCCCTGACGCAGATCATCGGGGTTCACAGGGACAATCTCAGCCTCAGGAGCACGGGTCTTGATGTCATCTAGGAGACGCTTAACGCTCTCAGGTGCCTCACCGTTAGCCAGAGGTTTGAACGGAGTACCGTCCATTGCACGACCAAAGCGGACAGCAGTGACGTAGTTACCCAAGCCTTCGTCGAAGTACTTCCAGTCGAAAGCAGGGCTAGAGATATTCTGTTTCCTACGTTCAGCAATCTTAGCGGCAGCGTCAGCAACAGCTTCTTTAGTGGCTACACGACCAAAGGCACCCTTCTGGAACAGATCGTCCATCTCAGTAGCAATCTTGTTCTCAGACATCTTCTGAACGAACTTAGACTGAGGAACACGTACAGGTTGCTGTGCGACATCCAAGACAGACGGGGCCACATTGTTCAGCGTAACAGGATCAGGGCTACGCTCAAGGATTTTAGCTGCAGCCTCAGAACCAGCCTCAGGGCCTTTAATGGCAGTGACACGACCAACAGGGGTAGAGGACTTCAGCGAGGGTTTGACAATGTTCTTTACACCCTTAACGGCGACACCGAGGGTGAAACTTGTAGCTACGTCGACAGCACCGAAGAGTTGGTTAGCACCCTTCATGGGGTCGAAGCCTGCACCAGCGATCTCGCTAGACAGTTCCTCAAATGCACTCAGGGTGTTCTCGCGGAAGATACCTTCTTGGCTTACTTCTTCAGCAAAACCTTCGAACCAGACCTTGAACTCAGCCGGGGAAAGCTTAGCTGCATTGTCGAGGATGATACGGCCATTGCTTTCGGTATCTGCAGTGATGTCTTCGTAAACACCAATAGGCGACACAGCTCTTAGAAACCTGTCGGCAACATCAAGGCTACGCCCGAACATACCTTTCTCTTCCCCGATGGCCTGCATACGGTTCTGAGTGATTTCTTGAGCAATCTGCATGTTGGCTGCGATACGGGATTCGACAGCAGAGTATTCGTAGTCGTCAAGCGTAAGACCTTGCTCAGCGACAAACTCTTTATTGCCAAGGATGTCCTCACGCTTAATGCCGTTAGAGGCTACTTCTGCCGAGAGTTGTTCAGCAGACTTACCACTTTCGTAGCCACGGATGAACACATCGTAGAGGGAATTGTTAGAGGTATCAAGAACGCGATTCTTAGCTTCCTCAGTCGGCATATCCTCTAGGGTAGTCACAAGGATATCATCTGGGCGTTCCTGAGGGGGCTCAGCCGCAACACCGAATTGTTCGTCAAGAGTTTGGATGTTGATGTTGAAGCCGAGAGGGAACTTAGCCATTACTGGACACCCTTGAGAAGGTCAGCGTTAGGGCCTTGCCCCGTAGAACCAAAGGCATCGAAGCCACCAGCAGCTTGGAATACGCTACCACCAAGGTTAGCGATAGCACCAGCGGTAGCTGCACGAGACTGCGCCATACTAATTTGATTCGACAACCCTGACATCTGCGAGGAGAAGCCCAAGGAGCCACCAAGCTGGGAACCAAGGGATGTAGTGCCACCAGCGACAGCAGAGCCACCTACGGCACCAAGGGCCTGAGCCGACGACATGGTTTGTGCTCTACGGATTTGAGCTTCACGGATAGCCTGACGCTGAGACTGACGAGTAGCCAACTGCTGCTGTTGCTGCTGCAGGCGTGAAGCTCTTTTCTGTGCGTTGATGGTAGCGATAGTGCCGCCAACAGAGGCAACTGCACCGATAATTGCTAGTGTTTGTGGCATCTTATACCTCGTGTCTGTAGACCGTAAGATCGTCGCTATGACTTACGAATTGAAACTTTAGTCCACCAAGAAGTCTTTTGATCTTGATGTTGTCCTTAGGAACCGCTGCCCATAGGTAGGTGTGTCCCATAGCCCTCAGGAAATCCGACCAATCCTCAAGTTGGATCAGCATGTCTTGGAATATTTCCTTAGTGAATTTGTCGATATCTCTCAGGTGGACGATAACGTATTCTTCGTTGTACTCTAGACGGATTACGTAACCATCCCTCTGGATAAGAAGAGTTTTAGAACCGATTGTTTCGTCCACCAAGAACCCCATATCCAAGGAGAACAAAGTCTTTGCCCTGCTCACTCTCGAAGCGCATACGCATTGAACGACCACGCCCACGGACCTTAAGGCGAGTTGTGATTACCGTGTCAGGGTACCCAAAGTCAGTGAGGTCACCGGGATCAACAATGGGGGTCGTCTTGTAGCGGTAAGCCTGTTGTGCTGCGCTTGAGGGTGTCGTAGAGAAGTCCCAGTATGCCGACACAAAGATAGAGGATGGGCGGATGGGTTCGTAACCTGAGCCTGTGTTGGTCCAACCTTCTTCGGTCACCCGGCTATATACGATGATGTAAGGGGCATTCTTCTGGAGCATAAGGTCTCCCATGAAGTCATACCCAGCCTCAGCGAAGGAGGTGTAGTTTGTCGTCCCCCACTCAAGGAAGTCATCACCAGAGAAGGTACCCATCGTAAGCTTACCCGTAGCACCGTCACGGATCAAGAGAACGATAGAGGGGTCACCTGTAGCGAAGTCCGAGAACTGGGTCGACACAATATCGTCAGCATCTTGGATAACGTCATCACCGTTAGAAAGAACAACGTCAAGAACAAGCTCGTCAGAACCGTAGCCCGAGTACACCGCAAGACCCATGATGTAGTCCGTCGAGGATGCCTCGTCAGAAACCTTCCAAGGATAGAACGCACCCAAGGGGATATCAAGGATCAGGAAGTTGTTCAGTTTGTTGACGTTAGTCTCTGTGGCGTTAGGGTAAGCCCAGTAGATTTTCTTATTCAGTCGGTCGTACGTAGCCTGAACGAGAGAACGAGAGTTAGAGCCAATGCTGTCCCAGAAGGTCTGGATCGTAGGCAGGCTGATGTTCTGTTCCGTAGGGTTACCACTTACTTCGTCGAACTGAAGAGTATGGATACCCGTCTTGGACCACCAGAACGGAACACCTTCTGCCTCAGCAAACGACTCAGCCGTAAGCATCCCGGTATACGACACACGACGCAAGGAGTACTCAGTAGCACGGAAAACGTTATCGACACCATTGATCGACCACACACCGTTATCCGCGAAGATAAACAGGTTAGCACCGAAGGCGTAGAGGTACTTGATGTTCACTGCGTCAGGAATACGGACGACACCACCATCGGTATCTAGGAGGTCACTGATCTCTTCTGAGGTTGGGTCGTTAACTTGGAAGCATTCACCAAGCTCACTCAAGGACTCAATCTGGCGAGAGAAGAGAATGACACCTGTGTTCTTAGCCGACTCAAGGCCAGCGTAGAAGATACGACCAGCAAAGGACTCGACAGCCTTGAAGCGGGAGCTTTCGATATCCGCAGTAATGCCTGCGATACCAGAGGCTGCACTACGATCCTTGTTGAAGAAGTCAAGGATATACGTTCCGTTACCGATAAGGCTGGTCCCAGAGTATACCTTTTCCCATTCAGTCTTTGAGAAGTTACCACTGGTGTCTTTACCTGAGTACCACGGAAGAGTCAGGGGAGGATAAGCACCAAAGGCCGTAAGGGCCGCAGAACCTTTAGTACCCGACCAGCCTGCGTTAGCGGTATCATACTTACGCTGTACCGACGCAGAGGCTGTAGCAATCTGAGTGGTGTAAGTGCTTTTGTCGTCCAACCATTCAAAGTCACGAATACGAAAAGTGATCTGGGTTGTCGTCAGAGTACCAGTGGTGTTGTCACGCTGAATGTAGATCGTGTTGAGGGCCGGGGAGGAGACGACAAGAGCACCATTGATGGATGCAAACTGACAGTTAGCGTTAGCAGCGCCGACACCACCTGCGACTTCGTAGGTAGAAAGGTCAACAGTTTCTGCAATCTCATGAGACGAGTAAGGAAGATCAGATTTGTTATAAAAGCGTAGGGTAGAGCCAACCTGAATGACAAGAAACTCAAGACCTGACTGACCCCCTACGTTCTCCCACTTACCCGTATGAAATCGAGTAGAGGTGCTTACGGTAAACGAAGACAGAACACGACTATCTTCTACCTTAGCTGCAAGCCTACGACGACGTGAGCCATCCCGACGCAGATCACAATTAAGTTCATCGACAGAGGCATTCTCGGGGAACGTAAGTTCACCAGCCTCGGTGATAAGACCTTTTACGAAAGTGTTAACTACCTTCTGAGTCAGACTTTGGGGCATCTTTTAACGCTTTCCGTTCTTCTCGTTCTTTGGCGAAGTTCTCACGACGCGCACCGATAGTCTCTTTCATGTTTCGAACGTAGTGCTCGACAGCTTCCTTAGCCTTGGGGATAGAAGAGTAGCTTCCCCTTAGCTCCATAGGCATTACCCCTTTGTCGGTCACAATCTCGAAGAAGATAAATCCGCTACGGTCTTTCTGGATCGTCAGGGCCGTAAGCATCTTTTCAGGGCAACGACAAATACAGATTTGTTTCTCTGGGTATTCTTCAAACTCTACCAATTCAATTCCTGCCGTAGTGGTTGCGTACGTTAGGGCGTTTAGTCCGATACATGTCATTCTGAACGAAAGACTTTAAACGACGAGCAGCCTGCTCCACCTTAGGGTCCGACCCAGACTTGAAGAGGGAGAAGCAAGTAGACTTAGCCTCAGCCAGAAGGTAGGGCAGCATGGTGTCGTCAAGATCAGGGGTGAAACTGTCAGCGATGGTAAACGTAGGGTAAACCGTACCGTAGGCCCGAGTCTTAGAAGCCTGCAGGATGCTCTCTACAGAAGAGTCGTAGGCATTCATCACGATGTGCAGATCATCAAACGAGGTGTAGTACGTAGGCATCCTGTCTTTGAAGATAACCAACGAAGTGGACGCTGTAGCATCTGGGACGACAAGAGTGCTGTCGGGGTTATTATACGGCATCTGCTTGAGGAAGTCCAGAGGCTCAACAAAGTGAATCTCTTGGTAGTTAACGCCACCCTGTGTGTCGATGTTGTACGACAAGTCCACGATGTCACGGGTATTCGTAGGGTACTGGAAATGGGTGGGACGTACGGACGACGACAAAGAGGTAAGTTTGAGAAGCTGCTGATGCTCAGGGATGTTACGTGCAGCAATGATGTTGTAGTACACGTCCTCAATGACTGAGGCTACCTGCTGAGCTTCTACGGTGTCGCTGATGGAGTTTACAGCTTCAGAGTCCATATCCGAAAGGATCGAACTCACCATCTCCAAGAGTGTCTTCTTCATTACGCTGCAATCCCACTGATGCGGAGGTAGCCAGAAGCAAAGTTAATGGTAGCTGATGCGTCAGCCTTGATGAACACTTCAAGGTAATCGTTAGTCGCCAAGGTGCTATTAAACTTGAGAGCAATAACGTGCCACTGACCAGAGTCTGCAGTAGCAATCATACGGCTACCCGTAAGCTCCGTACCATTCTTAAAGAAAGCCATCTGAACTTGTTTAGCGGACCCAGAAGATTGCTGAACGGAGAAGATTGCGTCCATGCTAGCGTTAATGGTCTCAGTGCCATCGTAACGGATACGAGCGTTAGGGGACGACAACCCTGTAAACCCATTATTGGTCGACAGAGTGAAGGTAGGGTTCAGAACGGTATCAGAGGTAGTGACAGAGTGAGCGTACGGACTGCCAGTGGAGAACGTAAGGTACCCACCTACGATACGGCTATTCTCTACCCAATCTCCACTACCAGCACCATCAGCTACGTAGATTTGACCTGCCAGAGCAGTAGAGACACCCTTGGGTTCGTGGAGGTAAGGGTCAGTCAGAGTGTTGTGGTTTACGTTAGCCATACGGAGAGTCCTTAAGCTGTATCATCTTACAGACGAGTCAGTCTGACGTTAGAAGCTATAGAGATATACAGTATATGTCCATTGGGAAGCACTTAAGCTTATTATACACTGTTTTGAGAATCTGTCAAGTACAATCGTAACAGACCATCAAAGTAGTGTGGGGTGTCACACTTAAGCAACACCCCTAGGGTCAAGCTTACTCGACCTTGATGTACTCGACGATCAGCACAGCCGAGCCAGCGGTGAACGCAGCCGTACCGTACAGAGCGCCAATGTAGACCGGGGCCGAACCCACGGTAACGACACCAGAGACCTGAGCGCCATCACACTGCACCACGTCACCGTCTGCGTCGATAGCAGTCAGAGCGATAGCAGCATCAATGCCGTCAGCATCCACAGCGGTACCAGCAGCGTTGTAAGTACCAATGGTCAACGTAGCCGAGCCACCCGAGGTAGCAGCGTCAGTGATAACCAGATCGGCATTCACGATGATAGCACCAGCCGGGATCATAGCTTCCAGCGGGTCGATGTTCGAGGAACCAAACGACGAACCAAGACCAGCCAGCGACAGCTTCTTGGTGATGACCTGACGAGCACCGCGAACGGTGACGCCTTCGTCGTTAACAGCACCCTGAGCACCATCGGTCAGGACAAAGAGACCGTCAGCGTTAGTGTAAGACATGTTATATCCCTCCTAATTACACGTTGGTTTTCGTGATAACACGAACCATGTTCTCGGGACGGTACAGCTTAACACCATAACGAGAAGTCGTAACATACTCGTGACGCTGGAAGTCTTTGTTGTACTCGTAGTCCACTTCCGGCATCTGACGCCATGCACCGACAAAAGCCTGAGCAGCGGGAGCAGCCGAGAAGAACAGGTTAACCTTGCCGTTGTTGGTCGAGAAGTCAACGTTACCGGGCGAAGCAGCTTTGTTGGTCAGAGCCGAATCGGTTGCGGTAGCAAGGTAGTTCGAGGTATACACGTCGAAGCCGTACACGTTCTTCACGAAGCGCATACCAGTAGCGATGCCATCAGCGACAACGCCTTCCCAACGCGGGTTATCCGAGACCGACACAAGGTTGGTCAGGGTGTTGATCGTGTATTCAACCGAAGGGTCAACGACAGCGATCAGGTTGGTGTCGGGAACGTTAGCCTTCTTGAGAGCATAACGAGCACGAGCAAAGTCCGAAACCGCGATCACAGCGCCAGTACCCGAACCAGCAAAACGGTGGCCAATGCCATCAATTGCAGCTTCCGAGTTAGCCGACACACCAGCTTCAGGCGCAGCAAACGTGGTGGCTTCGAAGTGAGCCATGATGGCCCGCTCTTGTTCCGGCACGAAGCGCGACATCAGTTCAGCCGAGTAGTACGAATCTTGCTCAGCTTTCTTGGTGATGTAGGTAGCCGACGACAGATACTTGTCGATGGTGAAAGTGAACTCACCAGTGTCCATCGGACGGTAAACAACGGCAGTATCTTCTGCGTAGTTGTCAACCTGAGCTTGGCCAATCGACGGGATCGTGAACTGGTCGCCGTCAGGGAAGCCGTCAAGCATACGCACGTAGCGTTGTGCCATCATTTCGTCGCGCAGAATTTCCTTAAGCTCCGAAGACCATACTTCCGAGCGAGTAAGGAGACTCATATTGGCAGTAGTCATAGCCATTTTAGTCTTCTCCTAGTTTATGGTTTCCACTTATTCCCAAGACGAGCAGCATCATCCATCATCTGTCGTTGAACCTTGGGAGTATAGTAGAGGGATTTACTTTCCCGACGGAGTTTTTGGTAGTAATCGAAATTACGCTCCGCCGAAGCTTGCATGTTGACCCCTTCCGTGCGAACCGTCCCCGACACAATAGGTTGGAAGGATTTCTTCGGTTCACCAATCAGGTTAAAGAAGGCGTTAGGGGACTCAGACGCTAGTTCCTGTAGACGCTGCACAGTCAAGCCAAGTTCTTGGGCTTTCTTCTGGACAACGGCAGGGGCCTCAGTACCGTAGGTCTTCTCAAGTTCCTGATCGACAAGAGCGAGGTTCTGCTTTACAGTATTATCTCGGTCTCGTGCAGTCAGAGTTTTTTCAACAAGGCTCTTTAGGATATCCTCACTCACTTGCGGCGGGGTATTGCCATCAGTATTAGTGCCACCGTTATTATTGTTGTTAGCCGCTGCAGGTTTCACGTTGGTGGGCGACGTGGCCTTGGTCTGCAGTTCTTCGAGTAGAGTCTTGGCGTAGTCCTGTTTCTGGAGGTCTTCACGCATCTGCGTAAGTTGATCCTCTAGGTTTTTAATGTAACCATCAGCTTCGAGTTTGCCTTTGGCTAGCACTTCAGGGTCTTTCCAGTTCTCTCCCTTAGTGGCGACGAGCTTTGCCAGATATGACTCCTGTTGTTCAGTTGTCGTCTGTGGTGCTTGGCTCTCTTGACTCTGCCCAGTTGGTTGCTGAGCTTGGTCGAACACGTTTGTCAAATTGTTAGTCCTTGTGGTTAAGGTCGATTAAGTTGAGTAGATCGTCGAGAACAGCGTTATATTCATTCACGGCGATCTGTTTGTATTCCCAACCGGGGGAATAATCCCGAACAGCTTCCTTACGGACATAGTGCTGCTCTAGAATTTCACGTAGGTCGTCGAAGGCATTACGGTACGACAACACTTCTTGTTTGCGTTGGTTCCGTTCAGAGTCCTTGACGCCTCTAAGCCATACAGCTTGCATTAAACACCCATCTGCTGAGCAGCCATCAGTTGTTCTTGGTTAACCATCTCGGCTTCCTGAACGGTCTGTTGGGTCTCAAGTTGTTCGATAACGCTGATGTTCTCACCGTACAGACGAGGCTCACCAAGCTCCTCAGCCATAATCTTAGCCATCTCCTTACCCGACAAGTGAGGGGCAATGGTGGGGTCGGCAAGCTTAAGCTGGTAAAGCTGCGTAAGGTTCTGTACCCGACGAGCACGTTCAGCGAAGTGACGAGCACCGACAGGAACAATCTTACCCTTGGCAGTGATATCGTCTTTGGTAATGCTACGGAACAAGATAGCCCCAGTGGCGTCGTCAAGAACCCGGATGGTGTCCGACATGTTCATGTTACGACGAGCAACTTCCAGCATAGCGTTCATAATAGGCTCAAGGAACGTACGCTCAAAGTGGGCAGTCTTGTGCTCAAAGATACGCGAGGCTGAGTTCTGCAGGCTCTGGACCTCAAAGGCAGTCTTTTCACCGGGCGTACGGATACCCATAGCCTGACGAGGAGCACCAGCCATCTCCTCCATCTTGTTCTCAAGGAGTTGGATTTGGAGGTCAGCTTGAAGGGCAGTGCCATCGGGCTGCAGGTAGCCTACGTCGCCTTCTTCACCAAGGTAAATACGAGCACCCGGTGCAAAGTCAAAGTCCTCTACGTCCCCACGAATCTTCATCACAGGGTAGGCAATCTGGTCGAATACGTCAGCCTTAAGGTTCTCAAGGTGGTCGATACGATACTGCATACCGACGAGGTTATCCAGCGGACCCATAGCGTACAGGTTATCAGGACGAGGACGCCAGCCAGCTTGGAAGATAGGCGCATGGCCCAGCCACGAGGGGTTCTCTTCATTGTCCAGAACGTAAGCACGGTCGACAACAGTGATGATACGATCCGAATGGAGCTTGTTCTCGTTGTAGTCGAAGATATCCCCGTAGAACGAAAGAACCTCAACGTAGTCCGACTCATAATACTGCTGGATCGACGTAAAGCCATCAGCGATGAAACCATCAGCTTTGTTATACGCAGAGTCAGCCGAACGGATAGAGGCCCGAGCGTACATCATCTTGTCGATAATGGCTTGCCAATGAGCCTTAGACGGGTCTTTGTCGATCATCCGTTTGATCTCACCGAGGGTAAGAATGCTCTTGATGATCTTGGGCGTCTTGTAGAAGTCAGAGGCAGTAGGGTTAAATACGATGTCGTAAGGAGAAATACGGACCAGACGAGGCCCAATGTAATTCGTCGTTACTTCACCAGATTCCTTGACGTTGTAGTCTTGGTTCCACTCGACAGTAGCAAAGCAGTTACCGTACTGAATCCAATCGTACAGAAGGCTAGAAGCGGTGTTCACAAAGTCGGACTGACGGACCTTATTGTCCATGTACGCTTGAATGACATCACGCTTAGCTTTAGTGCCGTCTGCAGCAGAGGTGCCTTCCCAACGCATCCACTTCTGTTGAGGGAACAGAGTAGCAAAATAGTTCGCATGGAGGTTGTCCATGATCTGCGTCAGCTTAGGGGTCGTCGTGGAGTTTGACCACGGAAGGGCAGCATTCTTCGTCGTACGTGTGTCCGTAGCGTAGAGGTAGTTACGGAGTTCTTTCTTTTCGACAAGCCACTTGTCACGCAGAGAGTTCCACTCGACCCAACGATTAGCAATCTCGACAGCGAGAGTATCGGGGTTAAGCAGGTGCTCAAGTTCGATGGTAGTTCCGGCCATTATGCACTGCCTCTAAATCGTGAGTTAGCCCAGACGATATTGCTACTCTTGCTGCGCTGAACGTTCTTCATAGGTTTCACAGCCATGTCGACAGCAGAAGCTAGGGCGTCCTTAACGTCGTCGTGGGCTGGGTTACGGCTAGACAGTTCTTCCTCAAGGATTTGAGTATTACCGCCTCTGTAGTGCCAGATCGAAAGGTTGTCGTAACGAGGCTCAAGGACGGCTGCGATACGCTCTTCCTTACTGCCTTTATTCGGTCGGTACTCTTCGATGGAGATCGACAAACCATGTTGCTTGATGAGTTCTTTAAGCTGCTTCACAATAGCTACCTGAGCCACCGTGACTTCTGCTCTCATCTTCCTGAACGACCACTTATTACTAAGCTGTAGGATATGGTCGAAGTAGTCACTGATGCGATCCGTACGGAAACGATCAATCTCTAAGACGTAGACGTTGTTCTCACCATCGACACCGACGACAACCATAGCAGTGTAGTCAGCTTTCTTGCTAAGGCTAAACGCGAAGTCCACTGCACAGTAAACGTTCAGGCGGTGCGTCTTGTAGAACCAGTAACCATTATCAAGGTGGAGATGCTTACGGTCGTAGTACTGGAACTTATCTGAACCTACTGGTACGTTATCTGGGTCCGTAGGATCGTTGTAGTACTGCGCCCTGAACTGTCCTTTGTCGAGGTACTGCCCACGCTTCTTAGCTAGAATCTGTTGGTCGAAACCAAACCACTTACCGTCTTTACGCTGCTGACGAGGCCACAGGAACTCACCCGTACCATCGCCCCTATCTTCTACTGCACGTTCAAAGATTTCGTAGATGTTCTCTTCGCCAACCTTACCACCATCTTTGTCGTACTGATCCTCAATCATCTGCATCAAGTCGTTATACAGATCAATCGGATGGTAGCGAGTGCCTACGACCCACTCACGAGCCTCAGCACCTTCGATGGACGACAACAGAGAGTACTGGCTTCTTACTTTGTCACGGCCTTCGTTAGTGTACGCATTCTCATAGACAACCACGTCATCAAGAACTGCAATGTCGCAGTGCATACCAGTAAGGGAAGTAGTGAGGCCACCAGTGAAGATGCTAGGGTCACGTACGTTTTCTTTCTTACGCTGAGGATGGTCTAACGCAATCTCCGAGGTGGTCCAACGAGTACGCTTACCTTCTTCAGGATGGACGTGCTCAGGCCAGTAACGACGATATACCTCAGAGGTAAAGATACCTTTCATAAAGCCTAGCTGCTTCTCCGCAAGGTTAGCCGTAGCAGAGATGTAGAGCACACGCAGCGTAGGATTCTTCGTAAGTTCCCACACAACCCGGTAAGCTACCATACGAGACTTCTGATGGTCACGAGGAAACAGAACGAGTTGGTGAGTCTTGCTGTCTTGACGTGTCCACCAGCCGAGCAACTCAGAGTGACATTGACCAAGGACTTGCTCAGGAGAGACAAGCTTGATGAAGGTCTCTAAGTCAGCCTCGGCAGCTAGACGGATTGTGTCGTTGACTGATAAAGAACTCATGTGACAATAATACCACAGTTGATTTGGTTTGTCAAGTGGTCAGTTATTCTACAGTAGGCTCAGGCTCAGGTGCTACATCAAGCGCACCATCAGCAGCCCAAAGCCAGCGGTCCCGGCTGTCACGCGAGGGCAAAGTGCTGTCGTCCACAATGCGCCAAGGCTTGCCCGCAGGCACGTCCTTCTGGGCCACAGCTTCGATCTGGTTGGCAAACTCTGGGGCTGGGATAATGACCGACACACCGCCGTTGTCTTGAGGGAAAAGAATGACTTGCATGATGGGTTCCCTTTCAGCGGAAAACGGCGACGTTAATCAACGAGGCATCTGCTCCGGCCCTTGCGTCAGACGTGCAGTAGACATTCACAGACGAAGTGGTTGTCCCCCCCGCACCGTTAAATCTAACACCGCCAAGAGTGTCTGAAGTCATGGCCGACATTACGGTAACAAAGTTTGCGTCAGGCATCGCCGTGGTAAAATTGACGGTATGGTTCCCCGCCCCATTGTCCGTGATGCTTGACACGTTACCCGACGCACGGATGGCCACAGTGCCAGTGCCGTTGAAGTTTACCCAAGCACGGCAGGCGTAGATTGGCGCAGAGCCAGTGGCATTGAGAGCGCCAGCGATGCGGGCTGCGGCTACGTCACCCGTCAGATCGGCAGCATCAACAGCCCCGTCAAAGGCAGCCGCCGTGATCCCCGTTGTTCCATTAATAACGACTGACATGGCTTAGACCTCCTCGGTCGGGTAGGGATAGCGGGCTTTGATCTCGGCAACCTTGGCGGTCCATTCTTCCACAGTGGCTTCCCCACGCTGGGACATGAAGAAGATCGGGTCGCTTTCGGATGCGTAGGCCGCTTGGCGAAGGGCCTCTTGCTGTGCTTTTGTCGGCACTACCGGGGCCGGGGGTTGGAATTGACCGTCAGCATACGACCAG